TTCTTCTAATCGTTTTTCATATTCAACACCTTCTGGTAAGGTGCGTACAAATTTACTAATGAGTGTTTCCAACTCTTTATATCGTGAGTCCATTGTTGAGCCTATATGTGCCTTAAGTGAAAATATTTATTGGGCAAATACCCAATACATAAATTTCCTGAAATAAAATGTTTGACTTATTCAAACGGTTCGTATATACTTGTTCTTTACTTGTACACAGGAGATTTTATGTCCAGTAGAACTTTCAATAACGAAGCAAAGATCAAACTCACACAACTCATCAATGAGGGCATGGCTGTCATGCAAGAAGTTGAGACCTTGCAAGAAGGTCTTTCAGACACCGTGAAGGCCATCGCCGATGAACTTGAAGTCAAGCCCAGCATTCTCAAGAAAGCAATCCGTGTCGCTTATAAGTCACGATTGGGCGAGACTAATAAAGAAAACGAAGAACTTAACACTATCCTAGAGACTGTGGGCAAGACTCTGTAATTTGGGTAAGCGTTAGTTGCAACGCATACCCGAATCTGTTATTATAACAATATGTTCAACTTACCCTGAGGTTCGGGTATGCGTAATTTATCGGTCAGTATAGCAGTCAGTATTCTTATCGCGGGTTGCGGTGGGGGAGGCTCTGAAACTGCTACGACTTCTACAGTCTCTACTGCACAATCCGTCAGCAAAGACCCATTAACCATAATCACGGGTCAGTCATATGATGCAGGTGACGGTGGCGAAAACCCCCGCTGGGTTATCGCTGATTTCAATAAAGACGGGCTGAAGGATATCTTCCTTAGATACGATCCAGTATCAGCATTCAGCAATGTGACTACTGGCTCTAGCCCAGTAAGATTCTTTATCGCTAAATCTAATGGCGAGTTCGAACAAGATAAATCTATCTTCCCCGAAGGATATAGCCCAACACTTGTCAATAGGATCGTAGCCACTGACCTCAACGGCGACGGTGGCACAGATATAATTGTCGCTGCCGCAGGTCAAGATCCTTATGTCAATGGTCTTCCTGCACAATCAGGCTACACAGGTGAGTTCTCGCAAGTGTTGACTTATACTCCTAATGGATATAAGTTGGCTAAGATCAATAACAATGTCAATGCATTCGCACATCATGCCAGCGCAGGTGACATCAACGGCGATTACTTGCCTGATGCCTTCGTGACCTCGCTTGTGTTCTCAAGTCCCTTCTTCATCATGGGTGATAGTGCAGGTAACTTCAAAGCAGACCGTAACAGATTCCCTAATGATATGTTTGGTCCAAATAAAAATGTGTTAGAACGATTTCCTAACTTATCTGTTAAAAAGTGGGAGAATATGCTATTCACTTCTAGCGCAATGATCGATGCTAACAATGATGGACATATGGATGTGGCATTGATGGCTATGTCGGGAACTAAGACTAGCATCGTGTTGTTGAACGACGGCGCGGGTAATTTCTCGCAGTCAAGAATGATCGAATTGCCTGTAGGACCATATGGTGCAGGATATTCATATAAGAAGAATGCCACAGATACCAAATATGTAGAAGTGGGCACGATACATTTAGATACTATCGTAGTAGATGTCAATAATGATGGGCGAAAAGATATCATATCGCTCTCTACACAGGCACAAGAAAACGAGAATGAGACTATCTATTATCGCGGAGCCAGTCTACAGATTTTGATCAACAACGGTAATGGTTTTAACGATGAAACAAAAACAAGAACAAATTTTGCCCATGTGTCTAGCAAAAATTACACACATTATGATACAATAGAATTTGTAGATGTTAATAACGATAAGTGTGCAGATATTTTGTTACATCGAGGTCAAGTAAATCTAAGAGACAATTCAATGCCTACTAGGATCTTGTTGAACGACTGTAAGGGAAACTTCAACGAAGTCAGTTATCCTAAAGCGTTACCCGTAGGTATTTTGACAGTTCTAGGTGATGGCAACTATGCTATCTTGATTAATCAAAAGAACGGCAACACTTATACTCAGCGTGTCGATCATGTGCGCTATGATTATAGCCTGGGTAAAAATCTGTTCAATTGAACAGACACATAAGTAATCAAGGAAAAACTTTGTGAACGACTTATTTTTTGGTATATTCGAATGGATACGAGAAGACTGGAAATCAAGTCCTTCACGGTTCCTCATAGAGATTATTGCATGGGCTATCAGCATAGGATGCTCACTTGCTGTAGCATTGACTGTCCCAGATCCACCGTGGCTTATTCTATATCCATTATGGATTTCAGGATGTGCTATGTATGCTTGGGCAGCATATACTAGACAAAGTTTTGGTATGCTGTTAAACTATCTGTTGTTGACTATGATAGATACTGTTGGTTTAATAAGGGTTTTAACTAATTGAGTTACATTGACGCAATACACGATAGAGATAGCGACAGGATATTTGTTGTAGAACGCCAGCCAGACGGCAAGCGAACATACAACGAGTTTCCTGCAAATTATACTTTCTACTATACTGATAATAAAGGTAAGTATCGCAGCATTTATGGCGATGCGATTTCTCGCTTCAGCACAAGGAAGCGTAGCGAATTCGAAAAAGAAAAACGAATCCACAGCAATAAGAAACTGTTTGAATCGGACATCAATGTGGTGTTCCGCTGTTTGAGTGAAAACTACTTAAACTGTGAGCCTCCAAAACTCCATACATGTTTCTTTGACATTGAGGTAGACTTTGACCCTGAGAAGGGATTCAGCCCCACATCGGATCCTTTCAATCCGGTCACGGCTATCTCAATGTACTTGGATTGGCAAGATACACTTGTCACGCTTGCTATTCCGCCTAAACACATGAGCGATGAGACAGCCAACGATCTTATCAAAGACTTTGACAATACTATTTTGTTTAGGTCAGAGATTGAGATGTTTGAGACATTCTTTGAACTAATCAAAGACGCTGATATTCTCACTGGCTGGAACTCAGAAGGATACGATATACCTTACATGGTCAATCGTGTGACGAGGGTGATGAGCAAAGACGATACACGCAAATTCTGTTTGCTTGGTCAGATGCCTAAGCCACGAGTCTATGAGAGATTCGGTAAAGAAGAGACTACATTCGACTTAGTTGGTCGAGTGCATATGGACTACCTGCAGTTATATAAGAAGTACAACTATGAAAGCCGTCACAGTTATAGCCTTGATGCTATCGGTGAGATGGAAGTCGGTGAGCGCAAGACACAATACGAAGGTACACTAGACCAACTCTACAATAAAGACTTCAAAACATTCTTGCAATATAATCGTCAGGACACGATGTTGCTTGTAAAGATTCACAACAAACTCAAGTTCCTTGATCTAGCAAATGCGCTAGCACATGAGAATACAGTTCTACTACCGACTGTTATGGGGTCTGTGGCTATGATTGAAATGGCTGTCATGAACGAAGCGCATGAGCGCGGCATGATGGTTCCTGATAAGAAAAAGAATATCAGCGACGGTGAAATGGCGGCAGCAGGCGCGTATGTCGCTGTACCAAAGAAAGGCATACATGAATGGGTAGGCGCAGTTGACATCAACAGTCTGTATCCTAGTGCCATACGCACACTTAACATGGCGCCAGAAACAATCGTTGGTCAGGTTCGTCAGACACTCACTGAGCAACATTTAAATGATAAGGCAAGGAAACTTGCCAGCGAAAAGAAACGATACAACGAAGATGACGAAGTTGAGATGAGTTCGTTGCTTTGGGAAGGCTTGTTCGGCACATTAGAGTACGAAGCCATCATGAAGCAAGAGCGCGGCACTATGCTAACAGTTGACTTTGAGAATGGTGAAAGCGTGGAGATGAGCGCAGCCGAAGTCTGGAAGTTGATCTTTGATAGCAATAAGCCATATATCTTAAGTGCTAATGGGACGATCTTCCGTAGCGATACTGAGGGCGTGATTCCAGGTCTATTGACTCGCTGGTATAGTGATCGTAAAGACATGCAGAAGAAACTCAAAGAATCAAAGACGAAAGAAGATATCGAATATTGGGATAAGCGTCAGTTGGTTCGTAAGATTTTGCTTAACTCTGCATACGGCGCACTATTGAACGAGCATTGCCGCTTTTATGATAAGCGCATCGGTCAAAGCGTTACATTGAGTGGGCGCCAGATTGTCAAGCACATGAGTGCGCAGATCAATGAAGTTGTCACTGGTAAGTATGATTTCTATGGCGATGCTATCGTTTATGGTGATACTGACTCATGTTATTTCACAGCATGGCCCATACTCAAAGAACAAGTTGATCGTGGTGAGATGGAGTTCACTAAAGAACTTTGCGTACAACTCTATGACAATATCGCAGAACAAGCAAATGAGAGTTTCCCAAGTTTTATGGAAAGAGCATTCCATGTACCTAGAAGGATGTGCGTGATCAAGGCTGGTCGCGAACTGATAGGTGATCGTAGTTTGTTCATTACAAAGAAAAGATATGCTGTAAACATCTTTGACAAAGAAGGCAAGCGCCTCGACAAAGATGGTAAACTAGGCAAGATCAAGGCTATGGGTCTTGACTTGAAACGAGCAGATACTCCAAGATATGTTCAAGACTTCTTGTTTGAAGTCTTAGAGATGGTCCTTCATGGTAAGTCCAGAGAAGATGTCATCGAACGCATCAAGCAATTCAAGATCGAACTTGGAAAGCAAGATAGTTGGACTAAGGGCAGTCCTAAATCTGTCAATAACTTGACGATGTACGGTGACTTGGAAGCGAACAGCAAGACTGGCAAGGCTAATATGCCGGGACATGTTCGCGCAGCATTGAATTGGAACTATCTGCGCAGAGCAAACAGCGACAACTATAGCATGAAGATGGTCGACGGTATGAAGGTCATCGTATGCAAACTTAAGCCCAATCCGATAGGCTTTACTAGTATCGCTTATCCAACTGATGAACTAAGACTTCCAAGTTGGTTCACAGAACTTCCATTTGATGATAGTGCAATGGAAGCGACATTGGTAGACAAGAAGATCGAAAATCTTCTTGGCGTGTTAGGTTGGGATCTTAAAGATAATACAGACACAAACTCTACTTTCGATGACTTGTTTAGTTTTGGTTAAACAAAACTTGACTTGCACAATAAAATCCACTATTATACACTATAGGTCTTCCTAAATAACTATGAGAGGCAAAACATGAAAGACAATTTACAGGACTTGATTCAATATACACATGGACTCGGTGTCATCGATCTTATCAAGGTCGTAGGTACTGACAAGCAAACTGTCATCACGGCAGTAGCAGAAGATAAGAGCGTTGTCGTTGAGGGCACATTGAAATCTCCATTAGCAGATTTCATCGGTACTTTCGGTATGCCTAATCTCGCTAAACTCAAGACGATTCTTGGTTTCGATGATTACGATGACAATGCTAAGATCAATGTCACTCATAACAAAGATGGAGTACCTAGCGCAATTCACTTTGAAACTAAGGTCGGTGACTTCATCAACGATTATCGCTTGATGAGCAAGGCAATCGTTGAAGAAAAGATTAAGAACTTTACTTTCAAGGGCGCAAAGTGGGATGTTGAGTTTGAACCTACTATCGCTGGTATCATGCGCTTGAAGAAGCAGGCTCAGGCTAATAGTGAAGAAGTTCATTTCGTCACTAAGACTGACAAGGGCGATCTAAAGATTTATTTCGGTGATGCTTCAACTCACAGCGGTAACTTTGTATTTCACTCAGATGTGAGTGGTACACTTGGTCGTGCATGGCAGTGGCCTGTCAAGGTCTTCTTGGCTATCATGGACTTGCCGGGTGAAAAGACTGTTCGCATCAGCGATCAGGGTGCAGCAGAAATCACGGTCGATAGCGGTCTTGCGACTTATCGTTATCTTCTCCCAGCACAGGCAAAATGATAAAGATTCATTCATACCAGACTCCCATTGTTTGGCAAGTAGATAGGCAATATCTACTGCCAGCACAATCAGGTCAAGTTCGTTGGAACGGAAACCAGAAGGTGTTCGAGGTCTGTGATAATGGTAGCGGCGCATGGTATAAGATCGATAACTCGGTAGAATTATCATGCGACCCGCAGACACAACAGATATTAGAGTGGGCTAAGAAAAAAATGGTTGAAGATGAGCGCATCGAAAAACTTGCTAAAGAGTATCCAGCAGTTAAAGACGCAAAAGAAAAACTAGATATCATAATTAAATTGGTGCAGGATGAATCTATCAGCGCAGCATAATAAAGACTGGGCACTATTCTTGCCCGCTATGAGTAGTTTTTTCATCACGGGTTTAGGTAAACAGCGTGAGGGAGAAAAGTATTTTCCTGATGACCGCATCCCTGCAGGATTCAATGGCGATGTTGAATGTTTAAACTTCTTAAACAGCAAGCAAGGTCTATACACTTACAAGTGGGCATTGTATTCAGCAGGTCATGCTAATCTTGATACCTCTGTTGACGATCCAGCAGAGAGCATCATTCGTAAGCGTGAGCGTGGTACATTCATGCTAGGTGACAGTGGTGGTTTCCAGATCATGAAGGGTCAATGGCCCGCTGACTGGAAGGATAGCAACTGTCCTAAAGCCATGAAGCAACGACAACTTGTATTGAAGTGGATGGATACATACATGGACTATGGTATGTGTCTTGATGTGCCCTCACAAACTATTCGCAATCAGCATTTATTTGATAAGCATGGCATTCGCACTATTGAAGACGCGGTGCAGGCTACACATATCAACAATGAATATTTCATCAAACATAGAAATGGTGAATGCAAGTTCTTGAATGTGTTGCAGGGTCTTACGCATACACAGAGCGATCAGTGGTATGATGAGATGAAGAAGTATTGCGATCCTAAAGTCTATCCAAATAATCATTTCAATGGTTGGGCGTTTGGTGGTCAGAACAAGATAGATATTCACTTGATGTTGAAGCGTATAGTCAACATCATTCATGATGGACTGCTTGAACCTGGTAAGCATGACTTGATTCACTGTCTTGGTACTAGTATCTTAGAGTATGCTGTATTGTTCAGCGATATTCAACGAGCAGTTCGCAAATATCATAATCCTAATTTGCAGATCACATTCGACTGCGCAAGCCCGTTCTATAGTGCTGCTAAAGGTCTAGCATACTTTCAGAATAATATTAATCATGATACCAAGTGGTCTTACAGCATGGAAAAGACTGCTGAGAAAAAGAGTTATGCTACAGACAATCGTAAGTTCAGCGATGCTGTATTGGCTGATGGTATACACAAATCGTTCCAAGATAGTCCTGTCACTGACCGCATGTTGATCAAAGATTTGTGCTATCGTGGTGTAGGTTTCTTGGGTGCGCATGGTAAAGAGACAAAGACGAGTTGGGATACATTGAGTTATACATTGTTGCAAGCACATAATGTATATCAACATATCACTGCCGTGCAAGAGGCTAATCGTCAGTATGATAATGGTATCGTGCCTAGCATGGTCATGAATGAGACTTTCGAGAAGATTCATTTCGGCACATTGGTTGATGAAATTTTCTCATTAAAAGATAGACAGAAAAGCCTAGAACTAATCGATAAGTATGATAAGTTCTGGATGCAGATGAAATCTGGTAGCCAGGGATTCAGTGGTAAACGGACAGTCAATGCATTGACAATGTTTGATCAGTTGTTTACAATACAAGAATCATCGTCCGACGAAGAAGAAACTGAAACAGAGGATAGCGATGATTTAATGTCAATGAATTTGGAGAATTGATATGCCTTCATATGATTATCAAATCAGATTATTAGAAACAAGACTTAAACAATTAGAACAAGGTAAAGACGATAAAGACCTAAAAGAGATGACGCAGATCATCAACGATCTACGCCGTTTGCGTAGACTAAAGTGGGAAGAAGAACACGAAAGAGTTGGTTACGATGATGAACGATAATAGGAATATTAATATGGAACAACAAGTAGATCAAGCACTTTTTGAGAAACGAGTACGAATCAAAGATCAAGCCAAGCGTATGATCTGGGTGACCTTTCGTAAAGAAGGTATTCATAAGTATCCTGCGGCGATAGATGATTCTAAACTAAAGACTGGAGATGAGTATGATGTTTCGTTCTTGGGTTATCCTCATAGGCATATTTTTCATTTTAATGTTGCCATTCAAGTTTTCCACAACGACCGAGACATTGAATTCATTCAGTTCAAAAGGTGGTTGGAAAAATTGTATAGTGGCGACCAAGGTGTATTGTCATTGGACTATAAAAGCTGCGAGATGATTAGTGATGACCTTTATGAGGCTATCGCTAGTCGTTACCCAGGACGCGATGTCGAGATTACCGTATCGGAAGATGGTGAGAACGGTGCGACTATCGTGTACAACACAACCAAACCCATGCAAAACATGGTCATTTAATTGTGCCAACATTGTTGATGTTTATTCAAAAACATAATATAATAACTTTGTGTTCAACTTTAACTAAAATAGGAGTTACTAATGGCTAAGTATGAGAACAAAAAGGACAACCGTGTCAATCAGATTTTCGAGGATCTTGAAAACTATTTGGAGTTCTGTAAGGACTACGGTTATAAGTTTGACGAGGCTGATCTTTATAGTCAGCGCAGTTTTGCTTATCGTCAGTTTTGTAAGTTTGTAGCCGGTAAGCCAGCAAAGGATAACTGGGCGGCTGATGCAAAGGCTTGATGTTATCAAAGTGAATGGGGGTTTCGACCCCCTTTCACCATATAGGAGTTTAGATGCGTAGATTATTTTATATGGGCTTAGAGCCCTACAAGGCTAGATATACATTACAGTTACAACACTGGAATGAAGCGGTTTTTAAGAAACGCGGCATTGATTATGTTTTAGTGCCCGGTGAAACATTATCAAGCGATCAGAATATCGTTACTGGTCAAGTGCTTGATGCGCATGGTCGCACATATTACAGCCTCACACAGATGGCTGCATTGGTCAAGATGATGAAAGAAGGTCAATTGACTAGTGAGGATGTGATCTATTTCGAGGATATGTATACTAGCGGCATCGACAGTATCCCTTATATTCTCAAGCAAGTACCTAAAGAATATCGCCCTAAAGTATTTGTTCGTTGTCTAGCACAGACAATCGATCCAGATGACTTCTTGCACGTTTGGGACATGCAAGACTTCATGCGTAAGTATGAGGAGATGGTCAATGAATTTGTTGATGGTGTGTTGGCTACTAATGAAGAGATGGTCATGCATATGAAGGTCGCGGGCTGGAAGGCTCCAATCTATAATATAAGTGGATTAGCGTTCGGTAAAGATGAAGTTCGTAGCCGTGTCAAGAATATAAAACCCTTTGATAATAGGAGCCTGCGCGTAGTATTTGCAGCACGATGGGATCAAGAGAAGCAGCCTGACTTCTACATGGACATCATTGAAGAATATACAAAGGTTCACAATGATGTAGAGTTTGCATTGTTGAGCGGTGCCAAGTTGCGTAGCAATAATAGTTCTTACATGGAACGAACATTAGATTTAGAGCGTCGGGGTAAACTCAAGATTTACAGCGATCTTGACAAGAACGAATACTATGAGTTGTTGAACGACAGCCGTGTATTGTTCAACTGCGCACTACAAGACTGGGTAAGCAATACAGTCAGCGAGGCTGATGCGCTTGGCTGCAATGTGATCTATCCCGCTTATCGTAGTTTTCCTGAGACATTCGCAAACGATCATACGAGGATGTATGTGCCTTGGTCTAAAACTGATGCACTTGTCAAGTTAAGTAATGCAATTTTTATTAAGAGCGCATATCAGGGCAAAATTAGTGACTGGACTGATAAAACGATAGATAGAATATGCGACATCCTTGAAGGCAAGGGTGAGCAATGGTTGCGTATGACTACGGATTATCGTAAGCATACAAGAGAAGCGAAATATTAATAGGAGAAAAAAATATGAGCGCACATAATGATATTAACACACATTTGGAAGCATATCTTGCTGAACATGAGAAGTTTGAAAAGGGCAACAACGCTGCAGGTACACGCGCCCGTAAGGCTCTCGGCGAGCTCGCAAAGGCTGTAAAGGCACGCCGTAACGAAATTACTGCAACCAAGAACGCACGAAAGGAAGCAAAGGCTTAATAAATGCGCATTGAAGAAGATATCAAACTAGACTTTAAAGATGTGCTTATACGCCCAAAGCGTAGCACATTGTCCAGTCGTAAAGAAGTCAATTTGAATCGTACCTTCAAGTTCAAACACAGTGATAGGGAATGGACTGGCGTTCCTATCATGGCTGCGAATATGGACGGAGTAGGTACATTTAACATGGCTAGGGAACTATACAAACATCGTATGTTCACATGCCTTGTTAAAAGTTACAAGACAACAGACTATGATGCATTAGTGGATCAGATAGGTGGAGACTATTTTGCAGTAAGTACCGGGACCAGTGATAATGACTTTACAAAACTATGTGAGTCACTAAATCGCAATCCTGGATTGCATTTCATCTGTATTGATATCGCTAACGGTTATAGCGAGCATTTCGGTGATTTTGTAGAGAAAGTTCGTTTAGCATATCCAAGACATACAATCATAGCAGGCAATGTTGTCACCGCAGACATGACACAGGAGTTAATACTACGTGGAGCTGATATTATCAAAGTGGGTATTGGCCCTGGCAGTGTGTGTACTACTCGCATTCAGACTGGCGTTGGTTACCCTCAATTATCCGCGATTATCGAATGTGCTGATGCTGCTCACGGTCTTGGGGGACACATTATTGCTGATGGCGGTTGTACTTGCCCTGGCGATGTGGCTAAAGCCTTTGGTGCTGGCGCTGACTTTGTGATGTTGGGCGGTATGCTTGCCGGACATGATGAAGGTGGCGGTGAGATTGTAAAGAAGTACTTTGATCTAGGTCAATACTTTATAGCAGGTGAAGATAAGATGGGTATATCCGATTATCAACCTGTGATTGAAGCGAAAGAATTTGTTAAGTTTTATGGGATGAGCAGCGATACTGCCATGAATAAACACAACGGCGGTGTAGCCAATTATCGCAGCAGCGAAGGTCGCACGGTAGAAATTCCATATCGTGGGCCTGTAGAAAAAACAGTGCTTGATCTACTGGGAGGTATACGCAGCACATGTACATATGTGGGTGCGAATACATTAAAGAATCTTAGCAAGTGTACTACATTTGTCAGGGTGACCCAACAATTTAATAATGTATTTGTTAATGGCAAATCCTAAATTTATAATCACCGCAGGATGCAGTTTTACAGAGTATCATTCGGAAGATAAATTTAAAACTTGGTCTAGACATTTAGTAGAGTCACTTAATTGCGAACTAACTTCTATTTTTTTAGGTAAAAGCAGTGCTGACAATTCTTATATCGCAACTTCTGTGATAACCACTTTATCCGAAATAGAGAACATTAAAGATGCATTAGTGGGTGTGATGTGGACCGGTGTAAATAGATTTTCAATTTACTCAAACAACGACAATTTAGGATTCACAAAACAATATAATTCTCTTCCGCATAGAATTAGTAATAAAAATTATACTTTTATTAATCCTCACACCACCACCGAACTATCTAAAATTTATCACCGATATTTTCATGATGAAGTTGGATCTACTATTTCTACATTAAAGAATATTCTATTAGTACAGAACTTTTTAAAACTTAAGGGTATAAATTATTTTTTCACAGAGTACTCTACTGACTGTATATCGGGCTCCAAATATTTGAATCATAAAGATATTAAACCGTTATACGAACTAGTTGACAAAAATTATTTTTTACCCGTACCCGATATGCAAACCTGGATTAAAAATAACACCAATCTTCAATACTATCCGAATGATCACCACCCGACACCTTCAATGAGCAAAGAATTTACCAGTAAGGTAATTATACCACATATAAAAAATATGGGGTATGTCCAGTAATGCTAAATACATATGCTACACAACGGTAGCAAACAATTAAACATTTTTATCCGTGTAAGGAAGGAGAAAGAAAATGAGTTACAACAAGACAAAAACCGACCCAGAACTTGGCAAACGAGTTCATGAACATCTAGTCAAAGTCGGTGTAGAAACCCCAACAGTACCTAATAATTATGATCGTAAAGAAAAAATCGATCATATAGAAGCACATTTTACGCATATTATGCGTATACTTGGACTTGATCTCTCAGATGATAGTTTGATTGAGACACCCAAGCGTGTAGCAAAGATGTATGTCAACGAAATCTTTTGGGGTCTTGATTGGGAAGCGTTCCCCAAGTGTACTACAGTCGAAAACAAGATGAAGTACAATGAGATGGTCGTTGAGCGCAATGTCATCGTACAAAGCAATTGCGAACATCACTTTGTAGTCATCGATGGTCTTGCTACTGTAGCATATGTTCCCAAGAACAAAGTGCTTGGCTTGAGCAAGATCAATCGCATCGTTGAATATTTCAGCAAGCGTCCACAGATTCAAGAACGATTGACTGAACAAATTTTCCACACACTATGCTATATCCTTGAGACTGATGATGTCGCTGTCATGATTGACGCACAACATTATTGTGTCAAAAGTCGCGGTGTCGAAGATACTGGTAGTAGCACAGTCACTAGCCGTCTTGGTGGTGGATTCAAGAACGATCCTGCTGTAAGAAACGAGTTCTATCATCTTGCAAGGCAGGGTTGCAAATGAGCGATAGTTTCAACGATCAACTGTTCACAAGAGTCTGTACATTAGAAGCACAGATGGAACTGCAAAACAAGAAATTATGGGATGCAGAACAAAAACTTGTGAACATCGAAAATCTATTGCGCCAGGCACTAGACATCATCATTGACACTAACAAGGTGGCAAATGGGATACAAGAAACCACTAGATCCAGATAGCATCAAGATGCAATTGATAAAGGCTCATGGAGAAATCTGTAGCCCTTACAATGATGGTTACACATCCTGGCAGTCTAAACAAGAATTATATGAGATTAAATTCTTATTAGAAGAAATGCTTAAAAGACAACCTACCTTTAGTGGTGAGGATGAATGGCTTATAGAGCAACATAAGAAACAAGTATGGAGCGAACTTAAAAGATGATATTCAATAAAGTAAAAGATTTAAAAGATAAAGGTCTTAAGATAGGCATCACATTTAGTCAATTTGATTTGTTACATGCGGGTCATATCGCTATGTTAGCAGAAGCAAAAAATCATTGCGATTATCTTATCGCAGGTTTACAGAACAATGCTAGTTGGGATAGACCGCAAAAGAATGCGCCTATCCAAAGTTTAGTAGAACGACAGATACAACTCAGTGCAGTCCGTTTCGTTGACGAGATCGTGGTATATAATACCGAGAAGGACCTTGAAGATATCTTGTTGACATTACCCTTAGATATTAGAATTTTGGGTGTAGAGTATCAGCAGCAAGAATTTACTGGTCGTGCTATCTGTGAACGCCGAGGCATTGAATTGGTATTCAATGGTCGTGATCATAGTTTCAGCAGCACAAATTTAAGAGAAAGGGTCTGGCAAGCAGAGAATACTAAACGATATACTGAAAAATGAATAAACTTGATTTACATGGAGTTCGTCATAATGAAGTAGACTTATTGGTCGAGAACTTCATACTGATGAATCAGGGCGAATTCCCATTAGAAATCATTTGCGGAAATAGTGATAAGATGATAAAATTAGTACATAGTGTAACTGACCGGTTAGGTCTAGAAACACATATGTATAGATATGGTATAGTGACGGTGAGACGATGGGCATAAACGAAAAAATAGAAAAGTACCAAAGCATACTAGGTATGTTTGGTGATAACAATGAGCGATATAAGTTTCTTATCGATATGGCTCGCAAGGCACAACCATTTCCAGACGAGTTTAGATTAGAGAATTTCAAAGTAAAGGGTTGCATGAGTCAAGTATGGCTTGTACCAAAACTTGAAGACGGGGTAGTAAAGTATCTATGTGATAGTGATGCTATGATAGTCAAAGGCACAGTCACATTGATCAGCGACATCTATTCGGGCAGTACAGCAAAAGAGATACTTGAGAATGACCGTAATCTTATGAATGACCTTGATCTAGGCAATATACTAAGCATGAATAGGCGCAATGGTGCGTATAACATGCTATCAATGATTAAAGAACATGCAAAGTTATTCGCATAAGGAGGCAGTATGAAATTAACTTGGGAAAGCAATAAAGGTGATAAAGTGATCGTGACTTATGATAAGGAATGTATCACAGATAATGAAGTAGCGTTAGATGCTAATATGGCTTTAGAACCACTATGGGAGACATTGAAGGCTAAGATCGTAGAAGAATATGGGAATAATGATGCCTAAGTTCTATAGCACAAAAACATATGGCAACGACAGGGGTTTGAGTTGTTGCTTCCGTCAATGGCGCAGCACACACAGTCATTGCAGTTTACTTCATGGTTATAGTATTGGGGTGCGTATCATTTTTGAATGTGACGAACTAGATGAACGAAACTGGGTAATGGATTTCGGTGGGCTAGATGAGTTCAAGCGTTGGCTAGAATATATGTTTGATCATACTACATTGATCGCTAAGGATGATCCGCATCTTGATACATTCAAGAAACTAGCCGACATAGGCACGATGTATAAACCACCTTATTCAGCAATAATGGATCTAAGGGTCGTAGACGGTGTAGGTTGTGAAAGATTCAGCGAACTAGCATATAATAAACTATCTGAGATGTTAGACGAGGATCGTAAGTCTGGCAAGTTGCTTAACAAGACTGTTCGTGTCAAATCTGTAGAAGTATTTGAGCATGGTGCTAATAGCGCCATATACGAAGGATAAGGCATTAATTATGAATATTGAAAAATTATATGATGATAAGTTTGTCAAAACTGCTGTGCTTGAAATAGTCAGGCAGATGTATGATCAGGAATTCAAGCCTGACTATATCGCAGCATTAAACAGAGGCGGATTGATACCAGGAGTATTGTTGAGTCACTATCTAGACATCCCATTAAAAGTATTGCACCCTGACGAAAGCAATCTATGGATGGCTGAAGAGGCATATGGATATATTCCGCAAGAATATAAAAAGCCTGAAGATAAACTAGATCATGACATACTCTATGCTAGAAACATATTAATCTTAGATGATATCAATGATACTGGTAAAACATTCAAGGCTATCGTAGAAGATTGGCAAGGTGGGTGCGTACCTAATTCAGATAATTGGAACTATGTATGGCATAACAATGTCAAGTTCGCTGTATTGATTCACAATGAAGCAAGCGATTTCAATAGTGACTATGTTGGAAAATACATCAATAAGGTTGAAAATCCTGAATGGTGTGTGTTTCCTTGGGAAAACTGGTGGTGAGCGAAGACAGCCCTAGATATGAGGCAAGATCGTTTGATAGTACAGTAAACGACTGGCATAGGGCTAAGATTAAGATTGAGTCACCCGAGAAGTTAGATGAGGTGACTACATGGTTGTTAGACAACATAGATGGTTGGAATAAACACGCAGATTGGAGACTGATCGAAGGTGGATACCTCGATCTTAGATTTAGATACGAGAGGCACTACCAATGGTTCATCCTTCGATGGTATTAAAGATTAAAGAGATTGACAAAAGATTCACCGGAGGTGACAAGTTCTCTTACTGTGTCGATTTTAATTACAAAGACGGCAATCTATTCATAGAGCGTAGGAACTGGTGTTGGGAAACATGGGGACCTAGTTGCGAATATAAATTTGTCAGGGGAACTAATCCTGAATGGTGCTGGATCAGTGACAATTATAGGAATAGATTATACTTCAAGGGAACAGCAGAGATCAACTGGTATAAACTGAGATGGGAATGATGTATATACCAAAAAGATTAAAGTGGAATAGCCTCACAGAGTTCAAGCAATTCTTGGAGCGTGAAACCACTGAAAAAATAGCGGTTTTTGAAGGTTGGCGATTGGTCACAGAGACCACTGAATATGGAATAGTTGATGGTGTATTAAAATATCATGAGGTGAAGCGTGAAAGTAAAAGCATTAAGGGACGATCTAATGGTACAGCAACAGATAAAGAACGAATGGGAACACATGGTCGGAGTGATCATGTTAAACCAAACGGGAAGAAAGCCAGTAAAGTATGTTCTACCAAAGTTCCTAAAAAAGTTTCCAAACCCAAGAAGTCTCCTAAATAGTACACCCGAACAAGTAATCGATATCATCAAGCCCCTCGGTATGTATAATATCAGGGAAAAAAGGTTGCGCGGTATGAGCCGCGATTACTTGACTTGGGATAAACAAAATGCTAATATGTTGTATGGTATTGGTAAATACGGTAGTGACAGTTATGAGATTTTCTTTAAACAGAATTATAATGTACAACCAACTGATAAAGAATTAATAAGGTACCTTAATGAACTCAATCAAAGTAAGCGAACTGTTTTATAGTATACAAGGTGAAGGCCGTTACATGGGTGTGCCTAGCGTGTTTCTACGCACATTCGGTTGTAATTTCACATGTGATGGCTTCAACATGCCTCGAGGAGAAAAGACAAATGAGCGTCATTCCATCAATGCAAAATTATATAAATCTTATAAAGATTTACCCCTGGTTACTACAGGTTGCGATAGTTATGCTAGTTGGGATCCTAAGTTTAAGCATCTTAGTCCCGTTCTTAAAATCGACAGTATCGCACAAGCAATAGTTGACACATTGCCACATAAAGAGTGGCGAGACGAACACTTAGTCATCACAGGTGGCGAACCACTATTAGGATGGCAGAAAGCATATCCTAAACTACTCAGTCATACATTGATGAAGAATCTCAAAGAGATCACATTTGAGACTAACGGTACACAAAAACTAGGCACAGAGTTAGTAGACTATCTATATGACTGGGCTGAGGGTGATCCATTCAGCACACGCAGTTATGAAAGCATCACATTCTCAG